CGAGTATCTTAGCAATCAGGAAAGATTTACAGTTACTTGGAGTTGTTCCCCAAAACTTAGTGTTAGCGGAGAACCTTGGGAGACTGCTATTAAGCCTGACGTTGCTAGTCAGTATAGCCACGTTGATGGTAGTGACATGTATCTTAAGTTTGTTGTCGCTGATCAAGATGATGTGGACGAAGTTACTAGAGCTGTTCAGCTTTACAGGGATTCCGGGGTGGAATGTCCAGTATATCTTATGCCGCTGGGCGGACGCAGTGAAGAATATACCCTCAACGTTCAAGAAGTGGCGAACCTCTGCATGGAAAGAGGATGGAGATTCAGCCCAAGACTCCACATATCGCTATTCGGGAATGCCTGGGGGACTTAGCGAAGAAGACCTTGATCTACTACGTGGCAAAAAGATTACAGAAGAACAGTACGAAAAAATAAGGAAAGGCTTATAATGTGGGATAAATTAAAACAAACGCTAGGTGTTACTCCTAAAGTTTTAGAACAACAAGAGCCCGAAGTTGAAAAGACACAAGAAGAAATTCGTCGAGAAGCATTAGAAGCAGAAAAACAAGCTGCTACTGAAAAAAACGAACCTTGGGTTGCTGTGCTAGATACACAAATTAATCCAGACAACATTCGTAACGGTTTCTTTGAACTAGATTGGAATAACGAATTTATCGAACAATTGCTTGATGCAGGCTACAAAGGCGAGTCACAAGAAGAAATTGTCGACAAGTGGTTCCGTACTATTGTTATTCAAATGTTAGAAGAAGAAGGACTTGACAGCGAGCGAGAAATGGGTTATATCAATGTAGTGCCAATTGATAAAGGACGTTCAGAAGTATCATGATGCGTGACGATCTAATGGTCCAACAGCAAGTAGAAAACGTATGGCAACATATGGTTGGTGTTATCTGCTTAAACTGTACAGGAAGAAAGCAAGTTAAACGTGTTCTTCCTGTTCTTTTTACTGTTGCGCCTACAGCAATACATTTCCTTAATACTCCAGAAAGCACAATCAAAAGCATCATAGAAAGTCTAGGAATGGTAAACATACGTTATAACCGTTTGAAACGTATGAGTAATGATTTCTTGACATGGGACGGAAACGATGCTACAATGTTACATGGAATTGGGAAATACGGTAGTGACAGTTATAGATTGTTTTATAAAGACGAGATACCTGACAACATCGGCGACCACGAATTGAAACGTTATGTACAGGAAGAACTAAATGGCGACTTATGTTATAGTTGATACGCTTAATACTTTCTTTAGAGCTCGACACGTAGTACGTGGAGACATTGATACTAAAGTAGGTATGGCACTACACATTACACTAAACAGTGTTAAAAAGGCTTGGCAAGACTTTAATGCAGATCATGTTGTATTTTGCTTAGAAGGTCGTAGCTGGCGCAAAGACTTTTACGAGCCATACAAGCGTAACCGTCAAGAAACTCGTGATGCTATGAGCCCACGTGAAGCAGAAGAAGATAGTGTGTTCTTTGAAATCTTTGACGAGTTTAAAAACTTTGTTGCAGAAAAAACTAACTGTACAGTGATACAACATCCGCAACTAGAAGCAGATGACCTTATTGCAGGTTGGGTACAGAATCATCCTAATGACGAACATGTTATTATTTCAACTGACGGTGACTTTGCACAACTTATTGCACCTAACGTAAAACAGTATAATGGTGTAAGTAATACAATTATTACACACGAAGGTTACTTTGACGACAAGAAAAAACTTCCTGTAATTGATAAGAAGACTAAAGAACCTAAAGCTGCACCTGATCCTGCGTTTATGCTGTTTGAAAAATGTATGCGCGGCGATACTAGTGATAATGTGTTTAGTGCATATCCTGGTGTACGTAAGAAAGGTACAAAGAACAAAGTCGGACTACTTGAAGCGTTTGCTGACAAAGATACAAAAGGCTACAACTGGAACAACATGATGCTACAGCGTTGGGTTGATCATAACGGAGATGAACATCGTGTACTAGATGATTACACACGTAATGTAACACTGTGTGATTTAACCGCACAGCCTGCAGAGATTAGAGAGATAATTAATACTACTATTGCAGAAGTAGAACCTAAGAGCGTATCACAAGTTGGTATGCGTCTTATGAAGTTCTGTGCTAAATGGGATATGCAACGTATTGCAGATCAGGCACAGAGTTTTGCAGAACCATTACAAGCGAGGTATCCACAGTGAGAGCGAAAACAGTATTAAAAAATAAATTTTGGATTGTCGAAGACGGTAATACTAAAGTAGGCACACTAAGCTGGAATGACGAAAAGTATGTTTTGTCTAGTGGCAGTGATGTAAGTTTCTTTGATAGTAAAAGACAATTAGAGAAAAAATTAGGTATTAAGATTACTGAAAAGCAATCAGTTGAAACTGTTGTTGAACCTACAAAAGAAGTTTACAACTATCCTACTAGTTGTACTCCTTACAACGAAATGTATGATGTAAAGCGTAAACTGCCTTTGTTTACAAAAAGTATTAAAAGTAAGAGCTTGTATTGTGCAGGATATTATATCATACGTTTTGATAAAGGCTGGGTGCAAAGTCATTGTCCTAAACTAATTACACTAGAACGCTATGACTATCGTGGTCCTTACAAAACTGAATTCGAAATGCGGCAGGAGTTAAGTAATGCCAAGCGTTGAGCCTATTAATACTGCACCACTACAGCAGTTTATACAGCAGGTTAAAAGTGCTGATGCAGGGCGAGCAAAAGATGTTCGCCTTGACATACAAAACGCAAAACGATTGGCATTTACACTAGGTGAAGTACTTGCTAGATTAAACGGTGATCTAGAAAAACTACTCATAGACCAAGCCCGAGGCGAAAACGAAGTCATACAAATCCAGATGGACAGTGGCGCAGGTTGGAAGTAAAGCACGTAGATAACTGCTAAAAAAGATAAATATATACGTAGTTAATTAAAGGATTACGTATATGAGCAGGCCAAAGCCAACAGTATTATTAGAATACGTTAATAAGAAAAATTATAGAGCAGAACAAGTACTAGATGCTGAAGCTATCTGGGCGGTATTTTATCAGGGCAAGCCGTTTAATCTCAAAAGTTCTAACGCACTTACAAATTACCCCGGACCTAAGTACAAGAAGACTAGTTTCTCTAATCCGGGCCATGCACACAATCTAGCAAAAAAACTTAACGATATGTTCAGCACAAGTGATTTTTGTGTTGTTAGGCTTACTTCAGGTGAAGTAGTTGAAGAATGAATATTTTATGTTTAGGATGTAGCTACACAGCAGGAATGCCAGATGATTATTATAGTTGGAGTGAATTCTTAGCTACAGAACGTCCTAGTGATAATGTATATAATTTAGCAATCGGCGGGTCCAGTTTACTATTTTCAATTTATTTGTTAGAACAGTTTAAAGAAGAACTAAATCCAGATGTAATTATCTTTCAAATTACTCATCCTTATAGATTTACAGGATTTGATAAACTAAGTTTAGATTACATACAAGATAACAACTACTACAGATTAAGTCCCCACATACGCAAAGAACAAAAGATTTTTACTGTAACACCTGCAGATGTATCACCTAACTGGAGTCTAGTAGAACAAAAAATAGAATTTGCTAAAAAATACTATAAGTTTTATAACCAAGGACTAGGAATTTTAGAATATAATATCTTAAAAAATTATGCAGGAAATGAAAGTACAATTTCTTTTACATACGACGATGTTCCTAAAGAAGCAAAAGAAAATATAATTGATTCGGCAGGACATTTTAGTATCTTAGGACATGAAATTGTCGGAGAATGGATAAATGGTCAACTGGAAAGAAACCTACACAAAAATCTTTCTTAAAGAGCTAGGTAAGACAATAGATGAAACAAATGTCAAACAGTATATGCCTCTTTGGTGGAAAAATACAAGAAACAAAGGCGCAGGCGGTCTTAGACTTACAGACGAAGGTATGAATATAGTCACAGAAATAGGTTTAGCAACATACGACATTCCTTATCCAAAAGACATGCCATTAACAACCCAAGTTATTATCTTTTTAGATCAATTGATTGATTGTCCTTACTATCTTACAAATAGAAGTATTACAGTAACGAACGAAAAGAAAGCAGTTGAACTTACCCTATTTTCAGGAGACTTGCGCAAGTACGGAATAACAAAAGCAATGAAAAGACAAGAAAAAGGTTGACATTTGCTACAGTGATGTTATTATATATGTATAGTTACAAATAAGCACTGAAACTTAAGAAGGGTAATACATATGGAAAATGTAGCAACACGTACTGTTTCACCAAACAGCGCAAAAGCTTCTATTAAAACTGCAATGCGCAAGCAGCGTCCTATCTTCCTTTGGGGACCTCCGGGTATTGGTAAGTCTGACATCGTACAGCAGATTACAGACAGTTTTGACAACTCACATCTAATTGACATTCGTTTGTCACTTTGGGAACCTACAGATATTAAAGGTATTCCATACTTTGACAGCAACATCGGTAAAATGGTTTGGGGTGCTCCTTCAGAGCTTCCAGACGAAGCATTTGCCGCACAATACGACAATATCGTATTGTTCTTAGACGAAATGAACTCGGCAGCGCCTAGCGTACAAGCGGCAGCATACCAGTTGATTCTTAATCGTCGTGTAGGACAATATAAACTGCCAGACAACGTAATGATTGTTGCGGCAGGTAACCGCGAAGCAGACAAAGGCGTTACGTATCGTATGCCTGCTCCGTTGGCTAACCGTTTTGTTCACTTGGAAATGCGTGTCGACTTTGATGACTGGTTCCAGTGGGCAGTTACTAACAACATCCACAAAGATGTTGTAGGCTTCCTTACTTTTAGTAAGAAAGACTTGTACGATTTCGATCCTAAGTCTCCAAGCCGTTCTTTTGCAACGCCTCGTTCGTGGTCGTTTGTATCAGAGTTGCTAGAAGATGACTTAGACGAAAACACCACTACTGATTTAGTAAGTGGTTCGGTTGGCGAAGGCTTGGCTGTCAAGTTTATGGCGCACCGCAAAGTAGCGGCGTCTATGCCTAATCCAACTGATATCTTAGCAGGGAAAGTCAAAGAGATGACTGGTAAAGAAATCAGTGCTATGTATTCCCTTACAGTGTCTCTGTGTTACGAGTTGAAAGAAGCTTGTGACCGTGGCGATAAAAAGTTCGACGAAAAAGTCAACAACTTCCTGCGCTTTGCAATGGATAATTTTGACACTGAGTTGGTTGTTATGGGCATCAAACTTGCACTTACACAGTACTCATTGCCAATTGATCCAGATGAGGTTGATTGTTTTGATGAGTTCCATGATCGTTATGGAAAATACATTAAGGCAGCTCAGTCTTAAACAAAAC